CGGCTTAAATGTTAAATTATCAATGGGAAATAAAGAGGGGTGATCTGGTGAAGATCACATCTCCTGATGGAGTGGAGGAAGGGCACTCTTATGGTATTGTGGTGTCTGAAGAGCCTTTCGCGGACCAACTTACCCTATTCCCGGCTGTGGTGGTTTATTCCTTTTTGCATGGCTTGGCGCGCCAATATTATTCTTATAGTGTACAAATTGTTTCGGCGGCTCCATAGTTAATATGTGAGAAAATTTTTTGTGAACGTTGGTCGCGTATTTAACGCGCTTTGCATTGTTGCCTGGTTTGTTAACATTGGTCTAAACATATTTGGGCACATTAGCAATAATTTTGATTTGCAATTGTTGTCTTTGGGCAATATGCTTTTGTTAAGTTTTGTGTTAATAAGGGAGCCAAAGTCAAAAGCGGAATAGTTATTGTAGAATGTTTTATAAAATATGTATTTTTTTTGCTGCGCTCGGATTTTCCTGTTATACGGATTATGGAATCTATAAGCCGGGTGAAGAGGAATATGTGTATGTTACCGAAACTGAGACCGTAACCGAAGTTGTTGAGGTGGAAGTTGAGGTTGAGGTGGAAGTCGAGGTTGAGGTTGAGGTGGTGGTTGAGGTTCCCGTCTATATCGAAACCGAAGTAGAAGTTGAAGGCGAACCCGGCGAGGTGTGGGTTGACTCCTTCCTTCAGCCCAACACATTTGATGGTGTTGATATTATCTGGGTTATCGACACATCCGGCTCCATGTACCGATATGACCCGCAATTAATGGCAGGAATCGAAGCCATGCTGGCGGCGTTGCCCGTGACCAATTGGAGATTGGTAATGATACCAGCCGATCCAGATCACGCGCGTGCGGAGGCTCAGTTTCCACTTGTGCCGGGAGATGATATCGGTGATGCGATGACGATGTACTCATTGATGAACCGCGGCGGCATGGAAGACGGCTTTGACGCAGTATACGAATATATTACCGCAAATCCTTATGCGGCCACGTGGATGCGCTCAGATGCGGCGCTGCTTGTGGTATATGTTTCGGATGAAGAAGAACAAAGTAGAACCCACCACGCAACAGTGGCTAGCTTCACAACTTGGTATAGCAGTTTGCGTGGTGGATCGGTATTCCTCTCCAGCATCGTCAACCACACTTATCCAGACGAATCTGTTTGTGTATGGTCCGTTTTGGCCCGTGACGTGGGATTACGCTATATGGAAGCGACTAACCATTTTGGCGGGGTCATTGTCGATATATGTGAGGAGGATTGGTCTCCAGGTGTGACCGACGCAGCAGTCAGCATTACTCCGCATGAATCGATTGCTCTCACTCACTCGCCCATTGAGGACTCAATACGTGTGTTCTTGGATGGGGTCCTCAATGGGGCCTGGTCTTATTCTGCAACTGATAATACAATATATTTTTCAACTATTCCTGGACCAGGGGTGTTAGTAGAGGTGGGATACCGCTATTTAGAAGAGGCCGACACAGGAGGCGATTCGGGTGCTTAAATTTATTATGTTGATGGTAGCGATGATTAGTGGAACTGCTCACGGAGCAGAGTATGCTCCAAATTTGCCTGTTGAGCATATTGCCACACAAGCAACATCGGTCGAAAAGAGTGTGCGGCAGGCGGCAGTGCGCGTTTCTGTACCTTGGACCGGGGGTCACGGATCTGGCTCGTATATTAAGTATAAAGATATACACATTGTAATCACCGCTCAGCATGTTGCTGATGCTGATGTGGGCTCCTCTTATCTCGTTAGTCACAAAACAGAGTCGCACATGGCCACGCTGATTTATGCTGACGACCTGAACGACATCGCTGTTTTACATATAAAAAACCCCTTTAAAACAATAAAACCCTTAAAATTCAACCCCGTATCGGAAACAGCCGCAGTTGGAACAGAAATATATTATTCAGGGTTCCCCTCCGATCACAAGTTAATGTCTTTTACCGGCCGCGTTGCAGGACACGAAAACAAAGAAGAAATCCCCGGCGAAAAAGAGATACTTTTGCAGACATATGGGTGGTTTGGTTGCTCTGGATCTGTAATTTATGATACAAAAGGGCGCCAGCTTGGTGTATTATATGGGGTAGATGTTGAATATTACCCCGACATTCAGGTGCAAGAGAATATGATTTGGGTGGTACCGATGAGCCGGCTTAATATCGATAATGCGATAACCGCATTTTGCCAAGGATATCAAGGAAAGCGGCCAAAAGCTTGCAAATGAGCCACACTTGGAATGATTTTCTCACCGAAGGTGAACTAAAAACCGTGGGAGTTGTTGTTTGTCTCAATGACGAACAACAATTTTTGGTTATTAGGCGCTCCAACATTGACAAACGCGTGGGGCAATGGACAATACCCGGCGGACATATTGATGATGAGGATTGTACAATTGAAGCCGGCGCCGTCCGAGAACTGCTGGAAGAGGCCGGCCTGGTGTGTGAGATATGTGATCTCCAATATCTGGGACAACCAAAGCCAGAAAAATTCTACTTTTTGACTCAAAAATGGACTGGTGACATAAATGTTGACAAACCCAATCCAAAAACCGGCGAAATAGAGCACGATGATTACAAATGGGCGACAATTAATGATATAAAAGACATTGAGAATACCGAAATTCCGATCTATTTATTGGAGAAAGCTATAGAGATGGTCAAAAATGCTAAATGATGAACAAATTCTGCTAAGAACAGTACAATTATTGGAAAATTTCGATATTTCCGAACAAAAATCCGAAAAATTGCTTCGGGAAATCACCGATCAGGAATATGATGCAATATCAGATGTGATTGATGACTTAAAAGGCGAAGATTTGGCCTTTAATGACCTCTTCGGCGGCAAAATGCGCAAAATTATCAATTTTCCGACGATGGATACCGAGTCTGAACTTGGCAAGTTCGTAGAAGAGCTTAAAACGAAGCTTGGGCTTACTGTTGACTGGGAAAAAGGGATGGTTTCGGCTCAAAGAGAGTGGACTGAGAACTCAATTGAAAACGACGAAGCATTTGTGCAGTCTATTATGGGTACTGGTGAAATAAAGAAGGCAAATAAGAAGTTTCAGATGAAAATCGGCAAATATTTCGCCAAATTAGACAAATTATTGCAAGATTACAAGAAAATGAGACGAAAAATAGCCCATGAGGTGTGGGAGGGGCGCCAAGACAACTCATGGACCGCTAGTTTTAGTGTAGGACAGATTAAAGACTCTTTATCCACCGATGAACTCAAAAGACTCTACCAAATCCAAAATGGGCTTGAATTATACGCCGGAACCGACTCCATAGCCGCCTTAAACCGATATTATACTGGATATGATGAATCTCAGAAGGGAAATCCCACCAACATCCCAAAATTAGCCAAATATTGGCAAGAAAACGCCGGATATATCAAAAAGAACATCGGAGAACTCACAAATGACAAATATTCCATCATTTTGACTCGATCTCCGGTTGATGTGATGAGAATGAGCGACTTTGACAAGATTACCTCTTGCCATAGCCCCCCAAGTCGCGGATCTACCCAAGGATCTTACTATAAGTGCGCTGTAGCCGAAGCTCATGGCCATGGAGCCATCGCATATGTCGTTGAAACCGAACAAATCATCGAAGCGACCGGTGCAAAGGACTTACAAGAGGCAGAAGACGATTTACAAGAGGGCGAAATCTTCTATGACGGCGAAAGAGCCTATGATTCGGGTGTTTTGGAGCCAGTAAGCCGCACAAGGCTCCGTCAGGTGCGTTATTACAACACTGGGAAGCCCAAACGCTGGGATGAGGGTGTAGAGGTAGCATTGCCCGAAAAACGCGTCTACGGGGCAAATATACCCGGTTTTGTGGACAGAGTGATTGCTTGGGCGAGAGAAAACCAACTGGAAGTCATAGAAAACATGCCAAAAGAAGATGGCAAGATTGATCTGGACAATTTTTGGATTTTTGGAGGCTCGTACGAAGATACCGCCCATGCGGCCGGAAGAAGAGCGCTTATGTCGAAATTATTGGGCATAGATCACTCTAATGACTTTACTGGCGATATGCATCAAGATACTGCCACCGAAGACACTTTGGACCATAACGCCATCTCTGGAATGGCTGGAAGATGGGAAGAAGAAGTTGCAAACATAATGACTGACTGGAATGAGCGTTATGCTATTTTGAATGTAGATGCTGATGTCGAAGACGATGGCGACGGCGGTTTGTATATCGGTGCTAGAGCAGTTGCTCGTATTCCCATCTCTAAGGATGACTTTGTTAAAACTCCAAACTCATATCCGACTGCTATGCACGCTTTTGATTATATAACTCAGATATTTGGTGATATTTTCCTCGTCGACAACGCTTTTATTAATTATGAAGGGAATAATCTGATTTTTGGCTGTGATCTCAACCTGGAACATCCCGAAATAGGAGAATCAGCGCTGATGTATGATCCTGATTCGTTTAATGAGTTTTGTAGGGTTCTCGATGTTAATATAGACGATAAACACGACGCATTTACCGCATACATCACAGAATTCTTGAAACAGGAAGGCTGGCTACAAGGCGCAGCATATGTGCAACTGGTCAACGACATTGATAACAAAGATCTCAGTTCATATGAATGGGACGTCCGAACTGATGGAGAATACGCCACTGACTCATATGAATCGACAGCATCGACTTCGCACGACTTCGATCCGGAAGAATTGGGCGTAAATCCCAAAGTTCTGGAGGATATACTGAATTCTACTGGCTGGAGAGTGATGATTCGACAAGAATTACTCAAACCAGCAAAAGATGAATTAGGAACAGACTATAATGTTGATCTTAATGGCACTTCTGTGGATATTTCCGGAAGCGAGCACGTTGGATACCTCGTTCAGTACAATATTGAGTTTATAGTCAATCAAGACACCCCAGACGAGATTATTGAACTATTCAAAGAACTGGTTACAGGCGATATGGATGATTCCGACAGATTGAGCAATATCTTTAATTGGACAATGAAGCAGGTACTTAACTCGCGCTTGCCGGCGGGACAACAGAAAAACTTAGA